TTCTATTAGCTCCCTCTTAGGGGGTATCGTGTTGACTGCAGACTTTCAACTGCTCCCACTTTTCGATTATTTAAAGCCTTCAATCGGCTTGCTTTTTAGTGCCTCGTCATTCACTCCGGAAGCTCGGGTTAACGTATCCGGTTTGACTCTTCCTTTTGCGCCGAGTCTCGATTATCTCTAATCTTGCGCCCTCTTTCTTTCTATGTTTATAATCTTAGCAGATTCTTTTTGTTTGTCAAATCTCTTTGACTTTTTTGTTTAGTCATTGTCCTACATTTTCCATCGGATTAACTTAACAAGAATAAGTATAGCAGATTAATTTTATTTGTCAAGTTATTTAACAAATTATTTTATGCGGGTTGAATTAAATATGGGTGGGGTGGTTATTAAGTTTTTTGCTATAAGTCTTCGCCCATACTACTACATAACATCTACAGAATCTAACAACACAGACACAGATAATCTAACAAGTTACTATAAAGTATTTATACAGTAATAAACCTATATAAAATAATGCATATGTCAATCTGGACACCCTATTATTATATGTCTTAGACCTTTATTTTTATGTGTAACAAACTTAGTAAAAGTATGGTACTAGATATAGTGTATTTTAAGTGACATACTACATATAGTAGGTGCACTATCACAGTAGTAAGCATTACTGTTATTTACTTGTTTGAGTGTATTACTACACTCTGTACATTTCATAATGTACAGATTAGAGTAGGGGTCAGTAAAGATGTAGCGGGCTCTTATGCTTTAAAAGCTATTTTGTGCTATGAAACTCTTGTTTCTGTTGTCCTTGAGTACTGGGTTTGCGTTCCTACGTTATACTCTAAGTATCCCCAGCTTTCTGAATCCCGATTCCAACTTTACTTGTAACAACCTACTTCAAAAAGTTTATTTCTATTTTGTATACTATCATAAGATTACTAGTATGCAAACTATCGTATGGGGATACGATATTGCAGTTAATGGACAGACTGACATAACGAGAGGACCTGGAGCGATTCAGGTCTTTTCGTTTATTATGGTGTTTCTTTTATTGTGTGGTATAGTGAAACTATCAACACCTCGTTGATTGTCTTTATTCAATTAGAGATGCCCCTTTCTTGCCCTAGCTTGTCTAGGGTATGGTATAGTTTATCTATGACAGATATAGAGGCAGTTGACTGTGACCAGTGTTTACAACCCACCTGGGCTGATGAGTTATATGATGGCTTATGCTCTACTTGCAGCCAAAACGATTTATCAGGATTCTTTGAATAAAAAAATTTTTTTTTGCACCTAAAACACAATATTTATATAATACAAATATGATTCCTTTTCCAAATAAAAAATATAATACAATAGTTTTAGACCCACCTTGGAATATATCAATGTCTGGAAAAGTAAAAAGAGCAGAAAATAGAAAACAAAAACTTGATTATCCAACTATGTCATTAGATGAAATAAAATCTATGGATATTAAATCATTGAGTAATGATGGAGCTCATATTTATTGTTGGACTACTAACAAAATGCTAAGAGATACTTATGATGTTTTTGATGCTTGGGGAGTAAATTATCATTTGACTTTAGTATGGACTAAACCATCTTTTATTGCTCCTGCTATGGGTTATCAATTTGCAACAGAGTTTTTATTGCTTGGTTTTATGGGTAAACCTATGCAAAAATTTAAAACAATAGGAAAAAAAAATTGGATATATGCTTCATCAAAAAGAAATGGACATAGCACAAAACCAGATGAATTTTTAGATTTAATAGAAACTATGAGTCCTGGTCCATATTTAGAAATGTTTGCTAGAAGAACTAGACATAACTGGGATAGTTGGGGAAATGAAATTTAACTTTCAGGCTCTTGCAAGCCTTCAGGCTTTTGTCGTCCTTTAATACGAGGATAGGTTTTAGGTTTGTGATTATTACAATACCTGTACTTGTTATATTTTGATATAACAGTATCACAGTTCTCATCAATACAAATCCTTCCACTAGTATAAGAACTAGAGGGTTTGTAATTAGGATATTTATTTCCTTTTATATAATCACTCATAAAGTTATAGTATAGTTAGGAGAACTAAAAGATATGTACGGATATAAAAAGAAGAAAAAGAAATCTGGAAAGAAAAAAGGTAAAAAATAAATTATGAAGATTAAGGGTATAGATATGTCTGGTCTTACAACAAGACAACAACAGACTATGAAGAAACACAGTCAACATCATACAAAAAGACATATGGAATATATGCGTAACAGTATGATGCGTGGTGCAACATTTACACAAGCTCATCAAAGAGCACAGAAGGCTGTAGGTAAGTAATGGCCGAGTGGCGAGGAATGAAAGTTAAATTAAATTCACCTAGTCCTATTCGTAAAGGCGAACCAGGTTATGGTCGCAAAAAATCTAAAGTCTTTGTAATGGATAATGGGAAAGTCAAAAAAATAATGTTTGGTGACCCTAATATGAAAATAAGAAAAAACAATCCTGAAGCTAGAGCTTCGTTTCGTGCTAGACACAAATGTAGTACAGCTAAGGATAAAACAACCGCAAGATATTGGTCTTGCAGAGCGTGGTAAGGAGATTATGGCTAAGATACCAGCAGGTGCTATGACATCATTAAGAAATAAAGCAAAGTCTAGTGGTATATCTTTAGGTACATTAAAGAAAGTATATGCACGAGGACAAGCTGCGTATATGAGTTCAGGTTCAAGACCTAATGTATCTATGGCTCAGTGGGCTATGGGTAGAGTAAACAGTTTTATTAAAGGCTCTAAAAAACACGATACTGATTTACGATAATGGCTAAAAGAACACAACCGTATCGTTATGGTGTACCTGCTAAATATCTACAAGGTTTATCTGATGCAGAAGCAAAGAAGAGAGCTTTAGAAATACTAGCTACTGCAAAAAAATATAAAGAAGGTAAAAAGGTAGATATTAAGAAAGTAGAAAAATCAAGAAAGAATAAATAATGCCAAAACCTAGGTGTAAATTAAATGACGCTATTGGCGAAACTTGTCGTAAACAAAGAACTAATAAATCTCCATATTGCTCTACTAAATGTAAAGATAGATTTAATTATTTAAAAAAACAAAATAAAAAAGAAGTACCTGAAACAAAACAAGGTACAACTGCTAGAGGACCTAGGTATGAAGAGTTTTGTAGAGACTATGCAAGCAAACTAGAATCTAAAAAAAATACACAACAACAAATTGCTGACTTAATGGGTCTTAACAGGACTACTGTTACAAAAATGTATAAAGCATTTTTAGAAGACAAAGCAAATGTAGAAGCACAAAAAAATTGGAAAATGTCTGAGGCTGCAAAACAATCATTAATAGATTTTAAAGATTTTAGAGATAGGTATTTTAAAACTGAAACAGGTGACTTATACGAAACAGCGGACTTTCACGAAAACTGGATAAACAATATTGTTGATGCTATAGAGAACGGTAAGCAACAAATGATATTAAGTCCGCCACGTCACGGTAAGACAGACTTGCTAACACATTTTGCTGTATGGCAAATATGTCAAAATCCTAACATAAGAATTATGTGGGTAGGTGGTAATGAAGATATAGCAAAAAATGCTGTAGGTGCTGTGTTAGACCATTTAGAAAATAACGAACAACTTAACGAAGAAATAAATGGACCAGGAGAAAAATTTCAGCCTAAAATTCGTTCAGGTAAGTCTTGGTCATCAGGACAATTTACTATTGGCACTAGAACTGTTACAGGTATTAAATCTCCAACTATGGTAGCTGTAGGTAAAGGAGGTAAGATTTTATCTCGTGACTGTGATTTGATTATTGCAGACGATATAGAAGACCACGGTACAACAATACAACCTAGTGCTAGAGAGCAAACAAGACAATGGTGGACAACAACTTTGTCATCTCGTAAAGAAGAACATACAGCTATTGTTGTGATAGGTTCAAGACAGCACCCAGAAGATTTATATAACTTTTTACTAGAAAACCCACAAATGGAAAAGATAGTAGAGGAAGCACATAGCACAGAATGTGTACTGCCTGAAAACGATTTAGAGGTACATACAGATTGTATGCTATGGGCAAGTAAAAGAAGTTACAAGTGGTTGTTATCACGATTACAAGCTGCTGAAACTACAGGTGGTAAAGCAATATTTGAGATGGTATATCTTAACAAAGCATTTGCAGAAGGTATAGCTATGTTTGATGTAGAAGAAGTAGATTTGTGTAGAGATGTTAACAGAAGGGTAGGACATATTCCTGCAGGAACACATTTGATTGCAGGATTAGACCCTGCATCTACGGGTTTTCAAGCGTGCGTATTGTGGGCAGCTAACCCAGAAACAGGTCAGTTGTATCTTGTAGATATAGAAAACGAACAGGGTGGTGGTGTTATACAAGCTAAGAAGTCAATACAGAAATGGTATGAAAAATATGGACTTGCACATTGGGTTATTGAAGAAAATGGTTTTCAGAAAGCAATAAGACAAGATAAAGAAATAAAAGAGTACTGTAGTAGATTTGGTATTTATTTAGAAGGTCATCAGACACAAAAAAACAAATATGACCCAATTTATGGTGTTGGTAGTATGCAACAGCTATTTGAACAAAAGCTAATAAATCTGCCTTATGGTGACACAGAAAGTGAAACTAAGAGTAATATATATCGTAGACAACTAATTTATTTTTCATCTGCTGCTAGTAAGGCAAGTAAGGCGAAAAACTATAAATCAGATGTCGTTATGGCTAGTTGGTTTCCACTAAAAGTTATAAGAAGATTAGGAAAAGAACGATTAGCTGAGGTAGGATTAGACTATAAACCTAGTTTTGGAGAATGGAATTTAAGCGATATGAACGAAAGTCCTTGGGGATAGAATGAAGCCTGAAGAGATACAATATAAAATAACTCAACTTCACTTTGATAATCAGAGTGCATACTCTACTAGAGGTCGTATTCGTGCAATTATGAATGGTGGACCTGATGGTTTATTAGCTTTACTAGGTGACCAGATAAAAGGTTTCCAGGATTTCCAAATACCTGTACCCAACTTGATGATGTCAGGTTTAGAACACTTGTCACAAAAGATAGGTCGTATTCCAAATTTAAAAGTTGATGTACCTAATAATAAAGATTCTGACAGAGCTAGAGCTAAAGCAGATAAGATAGCTCGTATTGTAACTTCATATGATGACACACAAAAACTAGATTTACAAATGCCACAAGTAGGTAGATGGTTACCTGGTTATGGATTTGCTGTATGGGTTATCAGAGAAAAAATAGGTCCTGATGGTACACCATATCCGTGTGCAGAACTACGTGACCCTTACAACTGTTTCCCCGGTTACTTCGGTGCTGACCAGCAACCGAAAGAAATGGCTATTGTTCGTAGAGTACCTAAAGCTGCATTGTCAAAAGCATATCCAAACTCCGCTGACAAAATAAACAGCAAAGACTTTTACCAAACAAATACACTAGGTGTTGGTAATGCGTATGCCTCTGCTTACACAGATTCTTACAATGGCTCTTGGGCAAACTCAAATGGTGAGGGTGACCTTATTGCAGAGTATTATAACGAAGAAGGTACATACATTTTTCATATGACCTCTGCAACTATTCTTGATTTTATACCAAACCCACTAGATAGTGGACCTGCTTTTGTTATTGCAAAGAAATTTGCTTTTGATAGATTGCAAGGACAGTATGACCAAATCATAGGTCTTATGGCTTCTATGGCAAAGATAAATGTGATGTCAATAATAGCTATGGAAGATGCAGTATTTACAGAAACAAACATATC